TCTTCTTTTATTTTCTTCTCATCCCACTTAGGTTTTCCTGTGGAAACAGGCTCAGCCTTAGGCGCAAGCTCCTTGGGAATCTCAACTGCCGGATTTGCTGTAGAACCTTTGTTTGCCCAATCCCGCAAGATCTGCAGCCCTTCCTTGTCCCAATTAGATGTGGATGTCCATTTGGTTACATCATAACCCATTTCCTTAACCATGTCTGGAGTGATGCCAGCTGCTTCAAGACGCTTTACAGTTTCCTTTGCGTAATTTGTAAAGCCCTTCTTGTCGGAGTTAGGCTTTCTGCTTCCCCAGTTTTCAGGATCATCCCTGAGCATTCTGTGCGTCTCAAAGAAATCGCCACCTAGTATCTTATCAGCTTCAGCTTCTAGCTTCTTTGTGGGCTTAGATGCAGGAGCAGGCTTGGCTTCAGCAATAGGTTCAGAATCGGAAGCTGTTTCAATTAATGAATTAGCATACAGCTCTTTTGCCTTATCAAGCGTCTTTGCTGTTCCTATTTCTTTGTAATCATAGATAGATCCATCCGGATTGTATATGGCTTTTTGAACAACATGGACAACATTTTCTCCTTTTGTTCTAAAAGTAATAAGTCCTTTTTTGTCATTTGTAACATGACCAAGTATTGTGCCTTTTTTATCTTTCTTTTCAGACCAATTAGGCGCAAGCTCCTTGGGGATCTCAGCCGTTGTTGTAGGCCTTGCCTCAGCAGGCTCTGCCTCAGGATAAGTATATTTCATTAACAAACCACCATTCTCATGTTCGTTAATGAATCCCCTTATTTCATGGGGCTTCATTCCTGCCTCAATGAGGTTGCGTATAACAGGTATTGAATATGATATCTGTGTGCTGTTAGCTTCCTCACCATAGCCGAAATCCATTGAGTCAAGAAGGCGTGTAAGTTCAGCTTTCTCTGTTTCGATGTCATACTTTATAGCAGCAGGCTTTTCCTTGGGCGCAAGCTCCTTGGGGATCTCAGCCATAGTTGTAGGCTTTGCTTCCTTCTTTGGCTTTGCAGCCGGCTTAGCACCAAAATGTTTTTCTGCTGCTCCCGATGGAACCAGAACATTGGAAAGTCCTTCCTTGGGGAATGGTCTGCCCATGATTGTCTCAACAATTTGCTGCAATGCTTTCTTGTTTGAGCCCTTTCCAAGGTCATACATGGCATAGAATTGCTGAGGTGTAAGACCCATCTCCTTGGCTTTTTTCAAGGCATCCTGCAGCTGCTTTCCAGCCTCAGCATAATAAGAGCTTCCAGAACCATCAATTCTTGCGGTCTCAATCAAATCCGCAGCCTTTGCAAACGGACCATCAATAACATCCATGATCTCCTTAGAAGGAGGCTCAATCCATTGAGCGCCCTTGTTGTTTGTTATTCCATTCTCTTGTCTCCAGGCTACGACCTTTGGATCTTTAAGGTTTAATGTGGTAGACGGCTTGGCTTCGGCAGCAGGAGCAGGCTTGGCTTCGGCAGCAGCCGGCTTGCTAAGCTCATCACGCATGGAAGCTATGATTTCGTTATTAAGCTCTATGGTTTTCTTTTTAGCTTCTACGGCAAAAGAAAGCTGTTTCTTAACTGGATTGCTGTCATCCATGGTTTTAAGCTTTTGCTCATTTCTAATTATCTCTTCTGCCCTCTTGGCATTGTTTTCCTCAAGGTTTTCCATATGGATCCTGATGGCATCCCTTACTCGATCAGACTCACTTCTGGAATCGATATCAATAGATCTTTCGACACCTTTAGTAGTTAGTTCAATTCCAGTTTCTGTGCCAATATATATATCGTGAGAAATCTTGACCATGTTTACCTGAACACCATTGTTTATTGTCTTGGATGTTACAGATACTGTATATGGCCTATTGGTAGGTTTGGCCTGTTCAGCAGGAGCAGGCTTGGCTTCGGCTACATCCGGCTTTTCGTAATCAGGCAAGTACTGATATATATCAAAACCTGGGTCAAAGTTGGGCTTGATGGCAAAAGCAGCGTCGAGTTGTTTTTTAAGTTCCTTAACAAAGAACGCACGATCACCTGAGTGCATTGCGAGCCCAGGCTGATTCCTATCTATTGTATCCAGTTGAGCCTTGTTTATGGTTATATACGAACTTGCTTTAGCTAGCTTTATCTTAGCTTCAGCAGACATCTGAACTTCCGCAGTTACAGGTTGAGGTTCTTGCGTAGCTTCAGCTGCTGGAGATGCAGCAACAGGTTTTTCCTCTGCAACAGGAGCCTTAGGCTGTTCGCTTAATTTACGAATCTTTCTATTAAACTCCTCAATTATAGGAAGAAAATACTGAGCCCTATCTTGCTTGTTCTTGTTATGTTGTCTTCCATCCTTTGCAGCGCCTTCGATGTACATCTGAAAGTCCTTACCAAACTGAACAAGATCCTTTGGTGGATATTGAGTAAACCTATGTTCATACGCTTCAAACCACTTGCGCATAAGCGGAGGCATAACCTCTCCATCCTTGGCATATAAGTCTGATATTCTTCCGAAAATGTCTTCCTTGTTTGTCGGCAACTTCTCAAGCGGATCTACGACCTTGCCTTGTTCCCTAAGAGGAGGAAGGTCTTGCGTTTCACCGATGATCTTTTTCTGGGCTTCAGCTTCCTTCTCCGGTGTTGTCTCAGAGACATCCTTCCTATTCAGCTTGCGCTTGGGCGGTCCATCACCCATGAAGTTGCCTTGGCTAAGCGTGTAGGCGGCTTCATTGACTCTGATGAAGACCCCATTGTCGCTGGCCTCAGGAGATGTCCATCTGTCAGCACGGAACGAGGTGTACGGATGCGTAGGGCCTCTAAGGCCAAGCTCACCCCAGTCAGCCGGCTGGTTTATGTATGCATCGTTCTTCTTCTTCTGGAAGTCAAAGATGAAGTGCATGAGGTCACGGATGTTCTCGCCCTTGGACGAAGCCGTGCCATCTGAGTTGGGGAAGAACAACTGGGCAGAAGGGATGGCGTTCTGCTTGGGATCCTTGTTGGAGTTGCCCTTGTTGAGGTTCGTGATGTAGTCATTCATGTACCCATACAGTTCGGATACAGTAATGCCATGTTGAACGGCGAGATCGCTGCCTGCGGCAATCATCACTCGCTTGTCTACCGCCTTCCAGTCCAGGCCGTTGACACGGACCGATGCCTTCTTTGTCAGGCCGGAAGCGTCAGTCTCCCATGTAACGGACATGGACAACGGAAGCATGGCACGATGCTCAGGGGAAAGCAGCGGATTGCCCCATTCACGCAACGAGGGAGTGGACTGGGGTGTATAGACAACTTCCTTGGATTCGCCGGAGTACATGCCCTGCAGCAGTCCGATCTGTCCATCGCTTCTGTAAATCGCCTTGCTGTAAGCCATGATCGTACTTCTGACATTGTCAGGAAGCTCAGGGTTCTGCAGCATGGCGTTAAGCTCACCTGGACTGAATACGCCTTCAATGACTGTAGTGCTGCCGTCCTTGCCCTTCTTCACATCCTTCTTTGTTCTTATGAAGTTGGGATTGTCGTTTCTGTACTGGTTTAGATCCACGACAGACTGGTGCGTCATGGTGGATTCTATTTCGGCTATCTGCTCTGCAGGACGCAATTCTCCGGCCTCATCGAGCCAATGGGACACATTGTTGGCTGTAACCCATGTTCTCCTATCTTGAGGAGACATCTTCTTCAGATCAACAGTAGGCTTGCCGTCCTTTGTCGTGCCGAACTTGTTGGATCTTCTGATGGCCTCTCTGGCAAGTCTGTCAAAGGCCTTGATCTGAACACGCTTGCCTGTCGTAGGATCGATGAAGAACCCACGGATGTCCTGGGCCGGTTGCTGACCCTGGGCTGTTCTTTCGTTTTCCCCGGTTATGATCTGGTTTCTTCCGACTATCTGTAGGTCTGTGTCGGCGGCAATCCAGTTAAACGCACGATCAGTAAACCCTTCAAGTGTCATCAGAATGTCACCATGGTTATACAGACGCAGCTTGGGGCTCTGCTCAAGGTATAGACCGAGGTAGTTTGCGAACACTTCTCTGGTGAGATTGTCTATGCCAAACTTATTGCCTGTTACAAGATAGTCCCTGACAGCAGCTCTTGCGCTAGCCTTCCATGCATCATCAAGGCCTGCAGACTCGGCGTGAGCATCGATCATTCTGTTCAGCAGATCGCCTGAGAATGTAGGTCTTTTACCTTTGCTGAAGGCATCGAACCCAAGTATCTTCTCAATGAAAGCGGGAGAATTTACATCTTCTCCGTTCTTTACGGCTTCATCGTATATCTGCTTGTTTCTAGCGAGTACATCCGGGTTTGCTGCGATATCGCCAAACATTGTGCGTGTAGCGTCAGCAACGACATGCTCAACGGATCCAGCCAAGAGGACGGCTTCACCGGCTTCATGCCACAATGCTGCCGTAGTCATCTTGTCCTTGTTGATGTAGACTATGGGGCCATCCTTTGTGGTTTCGATCGTAAGACCCTTGAATGTCATGACAGGGTTCCCTGTGGTCTCGTTTATGCCTGCACGGACATTCGCATTGATGGTTTCGATGTCTACGCCATTCTCCCTTAGGAATGTTATCTCGTCAGAACCCTTGAGGCTGGCCTTGATCTCGTTGACCCTGTTCTTGGATTCGTTGATCTTGGCACGAACCATCTTGATCTGCGTGCCGATATCAATGCGCTCTTCCTTTGTGAGTGCCGGATTCTTCATCCGCTCTCCAAGCTGCTTGATCACATCCAGGTTCTGGGTGACCTCTATGTTGAGCGTATTGGACTCTTGGTTAAGCCTATTGGTGACCTCTGCGACAGCCTTGTTGATCTGCTCCTGCTTAAGCACGGAGCCAATGACATCTTCCGGCTCCTTGAAGCCAAGGGCTATGGATCTTCTGATGGCTTCAGACTGGTCCTTTAGGCCGTAGTCGTAGGCAAAACGCAAGGTAGCAGCCGTCTTGTCATCAATGATTCTGACCCTTCCTTTTGTCGAATTGTCAACGCCAAGGAAGAATCCAAGGAAGTCCTTCTCATACCCGCCCTTTGCCGATTTGGTATGGGCATCGATGAAGTTCATGATGTTGGTGGGGTCACCACCAGCCGTGTTTATGGCCCTGAAAAGAGCATCGCTTCTCATGGCGTTCAGCTTGCTGCTGCCTAAGCTCCACTCAGCACCCATAGCACCATAATAGCCAACTGCGGAAAACACAGTACCAATAGCAGCACCTTGACCGATAGCATCACGATCCTTGCCGTAAACCACAAGTTCTGCGACACCGCCGCCCTTTAAACCAAAGTCATACAGGTTTCTCTTTCCAAATCTGAGGATGGATTCGATGCCGAAATTCGACATAAATGTGGCAACAGCAGCCGGACCAAACGGCTCTGTCGGATCAAAGCCGTAAGCTTCAGGGTTCTTGGCTATCTTGTGTGCATAGCCCCTCCAGAGCGTGGGGTCACCTCTGGCTATCTCATCGCCCCAGGCCTTCATGAACTTGCCCATGGACTGAGAGTTAGCACCAATGACTCTCATGCCTGTTATGAATCCAAGCGTATTGATGATGTACTTGGGATACTTAACCCAGGCACTATCATTACCCATATAGGCATCTATTCCGTTTATGCCAGCAGCAGCACCAAGACCAACCATCGTTCTGGTTACGAATCTTGCGCTAGCCTGATCTCTCAGCCATTGCTCAGCAAGTTCGCCAGATGCCTCGCCGGCTGCTCTTGTGAAGGCCCACTTGATCGAGGAGTCAATAAGGTCTGCGGTAGAGTTTGCAACGCCGGCAATCGACATGTCTCTCCAGAAACCCTTGCCAAGTTCTCTGCCACCAAGCACCCATTCACCGAAAGCCGATGTCATAGTACCGGCAGATCTTCTTGCAACGCTTGCGTTGGAGTTGGCATCTGCGGATGCATCTGCGGCGTTCTTAGATGCTGCTACGGCATCGGATATGGCCTTGGCTTGTCTGGCTCTGGCAAGCCTATGTATCTCGGTTACCTTTTCTGCAACGACCATATTGGCTCGCTGCTCGATGTTCATCTTGCTCCAAATATCGGCTCCATTTTCAACGCCAGCAAAGGAAGGAGGAGGCTCTATGGTTGCGATCTTCTGCTTTCCGGACATGAGTTGCCATTGCTCATCCGTGACGCTAGCCAAACTCTGAGGTCTGGGAACGGAGTTCATCAACTCGTTCAATATGTCATCCGTGAATGTGCCGGCTTTTATGGCCTGGAAGGGGGCAGAAAGCATACGCTTCATGCCTGCTTCCTGTATCTGTTCTGCGGTAAGTTTGGTGATGTCCTTGCCTATTTCGGTAAGGTAAGCTCTCCCGATATCTTGCATTATGTTGCCGATGCCGGAGAACTGCTTTGTCGCATTGGCTAGTTCTATCGTGAAGCCCTCAAGGGACGCAACTCTTGCAACAGCGGCGTATCTAGCCATCATCGATGTCTCTGCAGCACTAGCAGATCCAAGCGCACGGAAAGCACCAGAACCCAAGCTATACAAAGCAATCGGGTCGATCCAAACCTGACCCGGAGTCCACACATTTGGATCGGCTTCAGACTTCCCACCATTGCTCATGTATGGGTTGCCGGTCATCATTAGTTCGCCGGAAGCCCATCTGTTCATCTGTTTGATGTCTTTGCCAGCTCTATTGAGTCTATTGGCTGTTACTGTATAACCATTAGGCTCTGCAGCTATCTTAAGAAGACGCTCCTTGATTTCAGGATTACTTTCATATCCAGCCTGTTCAACCATGGCGTTTCTATGGAAACCATCATCCAATGAACCATGCCAAGACAATGGATCTTTGCTGGCATCAAGGGCAAGGTCTCCCCAGCCCTTCAAGACTCTTCCCATAGCCTCAACAGTACCAGAAAGCTTATTTCCTGCGCTTTCCCATGCACCTGGAAGCTTGAACATCGGCTCCGGCTTTACCTTTTTTCCGTCAATTACAGCCTCAGGAGGATTGGTGAATCTTTGGTACAGCTTGAGGTACTGCTCTCTATTTCGTATGACCTCATCCACAGGTCTGCCCTGTAGCTCGGCAACCTTGATGGCTCTTTCGGTATCGACCTTTCCGGAAACAAGTTCACCTGTGCTGATCTTCTGCTGAACGCCCATCATGACAAATTCCCTGGCCTCAGACTGAAGGGATTTGTAGTTGGGCTTGTCCTTATAATAGTCGTTTATGACTACTGTAGGCTCGTCTACGAGATGCTCGATCGTATCGGATATCTCAAACTTAAGTGTGGCTAGCATGGAGGAGGCTCCATGCATGAATGTTATGCCTCGCTTGGGGTGATCATAAAAGTACTTATAATCAGCCAAATCCATCTTGCCCTTGTCCGTGACTAGACCATCTGGACCAATTTCAAAAGGCTCTTCGCCAGCTGTGATCTTATGGTGGATCTGCATGCCTCGGAAGAACATGGGATCCGTTTGAATCGTTCTGATCAACGCACCGCTGGCAAGCTCAAGGTCGTTTCTTTGCCGTTCTGTAGCTGCCTCAACACCAGCCTGTTCTACCCTAGCGTCTTCTTCAGGCGTGTTTTTTCTAAGGCCAGGTGCAATATACGGCTGGTCTATTTTCTGCTGTGCCTTTTCTCTGGCTTGTTCTGCGGTTTCTCTGACTCTATACTGAGAACCAAGCGCACCAGAGGTAGATCTCTCGATCTTTGTTGTTGGAAGAAACCCCTTTAGGTCTTCCTTTGAAGGAATAATCTTTCCAGATTTAACACCTTCAATGTAGCTTTCGGCATCTGTTAGAGGTATTGGTGTAGCATTGAATTGGTCGATGCTAGGTGGAGCCTGTACTGGCTCCTGATTATCTGGTTCCATTATTACTGGCCTAGGGTTTGTTCTATATTTTGGAATTGATTGTACCCTGGACGCAGGGTTTCAATCTTTTCCTTGTCTTCAGGTTTAATCTGCTTTTCTTCATTGTCAATCGCCTTAGTAGCAGTTTCAGCGCTAAACGCAGAAGGGTTGTATCTTTGTATAAGGATCTTTTGGCCTGCAGAATCTAGGTATGGGGTTCCAGCCTTGTCCTTTGTATCTAGTTCAGTTTGTAGAGCTTTCATCCGTTGCTCAGGGCTCATTCCGGCAAAGCTACCACCACCTGTAGCAAAGTCATCAATAAGAACTTTGGTCTTTGAAGGAAGACCTGTATAATCATCGGCTGCACCGATCTGTTCGTACTTAAGGCCAGGGATAGAAGATAGCGTGTTAGAATAAGATCTACCAAACATAACTTTCATAAACCTATACTGAGCAATATCATAGTCCTTCAAGGATGTGATGTCTTCACCCATTGGCAAGGAAGCCAAGATTGTTCTAAGTTCGGTGTCGGACTGCTGATTACCACCAGCAACCATCGGTCTAACCGCTGCAATCATTGCCGGTCTAAGCGCACGGAAAACAGCTCTGGCTTCCGGGGAAAAAGCTCTGTTAGTGCCATATTTCTGATAGGTAGAAATGATCTGATCAATGGACCAGTCCATTGTCTTTTTGCCTGAGGTCAGATTCATTACATGCCTTAACTCTGTGCTGTTGGCAATGTAACCACTCCAGCCAAAGAATTTTTCAGGAGTAAGGGTTTTTGCTGCAACATCACCTCTACCTTGGATGAGTTCAACATGGCCTTTCAATGCTTGAACCTGTTTGTTTACATTGTCTAAAATTTTGCCCTGCACATTAGCAGGAAGGGCATAGAAATCATTAGGAGAAAGACCAGCATACTCTTTGCCATAATCAAGGTTGGGAGGAAGTTTTACTACGCTATCACCTGTCCCCATCTGAGTGGCAGTCTTAAACACAAACTTGCCACCCTGCATGACCCAAGCATAGCCTGGACCTTGCGTAAGAACTGTACCTTCTGGAATATCTCTAGCTGCTTTTTCCGCAAAATCTTCATCTTCCTTGGTGATGTTAATGGCCTGAGCAACCTCAGGACCATATGTCTTACTTAGTTCTTCTCTGACCGATTGCTTTTTTCGTCCGATTGTATCGAGAATAGCTGTTTGCCTAGCGGAAACAGCTTTAGAATAGATAGTAGGATCTGTAAAACTTTGGCTAAGTGCTGTGAATCCCGCCGCTGTTTCCGCATCTCTTTTCTTTTTCTGCGCTTCTTCATATTTTTGTAGTGCAACAGCTGCGTTTTTCTTTGAATTGGAGTAATCGGCTAAGGCAATATCAGCTGAGTATTCAGGATCAGTAATGTCTGCTTCATCGGCAACTTTCTCAGACTGGGCCATTTCCACCCTTTTTTGATCATACGATTGTCTTAATGCGTCTACTTGTTGAGTAAAAGGAGCCCCTGCTCTATTGGTAGCTTCCTTTGTGATTTGAGATTGTTCTTTGGTGAAGAACTGAGCGGACGGAGGAACAGTTGCAGCAGAGACATTTCTTATGTCACCGCTTATTGCCGCATTTATGTCAGCACCAGCTTTAAGTGCCTTGCCAAGTCTTTCCAATCCAGCAGTACCACCCTTGTTGTCTACGCCGGCTTCCGTGGCTGCAATCTGACGCAACTTAATGTCACGATCGATCTTGCTGTTATACGCCTGTTCGCCGGCAACAAATGCATTGAGATCTTTCTGGGACATGCTTTCTATGCCTCCAGACTCAAAAGTCCTACCAAGGAATTGCTTCACATGGTTTGGGGTGCTGTCGCTATACATGGCAGATTCGGGATCGCCATTGGTATAGGAATCAAGAAGACCCTGGGCTGTGGACCGGACTTGGTCTTGTTTGACCTTCTCTGCAGCCATGCCTTGGAATGTCTTTCCAAGCGTGTCACCTATCTGGGCGTAAGCTCTTCCCATGGAGCCCATGGCTTCTACATAACCGGCTGGGATCTGGTTTACCTGTTCGCCTTGATATCTGGCAAACATACCACCGCCTTGATTACCTTGAGGAGCTGCCATATTAGAATGCGAGTTTCTTGAAGTGTCTGTTAACCACAAGATCCATTGCCTTGCGGACAAAGTACTTGATCATGGGCTTGTCGGAAATGAAGTGGGCAAATTCCTCGCCATGCTCTGCATACAGTTTAAACAGCCATTCCGGAGCCTCCGTAAGGAGCCAAGAGCGGAAGATAGTCCACTTGCCGTCTTCTGTGCCATAAACCTCTCTAGCGACCCAGCAAAGCAACGCTAGTGCCATAAGGCCACCACCAACAGCAGAACCGATACCAGCAGCTGCGCCGGCAGATTTCTGAGCGGAAGCAGATTTATCGGCGTTCTCTTGCTGAATTCTGTTGGCTCTGATGTTGGCAAGGTACTGGGATTCAGGCTGCAAGAACTGCGGACCCATCTGCTGGAAGCTACCTTGGGTGGCTTGCAGAAGTCCAGGCATGGAATACACGGAAGATTGCTGCATGGCAGGATTTAGGTAGGCTTGACCACCATAAGCCTGTTGGCCTTGAGCCATTGCATAGACTTGACCGGCGGCTTGTCTTCTCTGGTTCAGCCTGTTTTGACCCATGTTATAGGTGTTTAAGATCTCCATATCCATGCCTTGACGGCTGAAGTTGATACCTCTGGCCTGCGCTGCAGCTCTAGCAGCCTGTTGGGCCTGCGTTGTTTCCTGTGCGTTAAGCGAAGACCCTAAGGCGAGATCAGACAGAGCTTGATTGCCGTATGTATTGTAGATGCCAGCACCAATAGTACCAAGGCTATTGATGGCTTGATTGGTGGCAGATTGGCCCATCTGACCATACATGCCAAGAAGTTGACCGCCGTACTGACCTTGAGAAGCCAAGGTTTGGCCCTGCAGATCGCCATATATGCCCATCAGGTTGTTGGCCTGAGAACCATACAACTGTCTCTGATACTGCTGGAGGCCGGGAAGCATCTGTGCTTCCGCAGAAATGGCCTCTGGTATTATTCGTCTCTGAGCGTCTAACGCACCCTTTTGCTCGTAATAGTACTGATTGGCATCTGCCTGGCCCGGAATGCCCCTATCAATATAGGGACTCAATGGGCGCAAGTTTGCTGTGATGTTGTTAAATCCGTAACCAAGGACAGGATCCATATTAAGCAGTTTTAAATTTTTTGATTGTTATTTGATTCCAGTTGCCTGCTACGCCACCTCCTGCGACAGCAGAAGTTGGCTTTGTGCCAATAGACCATGAAGCAGCAGTTGATGTAGCTCTTACTACAATTCTGAACGACTCAGGAACAGAAACAGTACCAAACACAGTACCAAGAGGAATCACAAATGAACAGTTATAGGAATCGTTTACGGCAGTATTTGCCACATTGCTATAATGGAATCTGGGTGAGTAGTTGAACACTATAGGCGTAATAGTACTTGTACTCATAAGTCCAAACGCCCCATTTGCATCGTTTGTACATACTGTGGCTTCAGAGTTGACGGAAACCTCCCAGATCTCATCAGCAGGCTTAATTATGCTGCCTAAAGTGAACACAGTATTGAACGAGTTAATCGCAGTAGCAGTAGCGTAAGGAATGTTAACCTGTACAACTTCTGTCAGAACATAACCGGCAGTACCATTAATCTGGAAAGATCCTGTGATGTTCGTGTTTCCGTTTAAAGTAGTAGATCCGTCAAATCTAGCAGTACCCTGTGTTCTTGCGTTTCCGACCACTTCAAGGTTTCCGGATATGTATTCGTTGCCATCCAAAACGATGTCTTTGGTTCTTATTGCACCTTTTCTGTAATAAGAGCAAGAGCCGGCGTTTACTGTTACTGTGGCAGGAAGCTTGTATGTGAAGCTATCAGTAGCTGCCGTAAGAACCTGAAACTCACCAGAATAGTTAGTATCGCTTGCTGTTACAACGACTATGGATCCTACGCTAAGGGCGTGGGCAACAGAGTTTATTGTGACATTCAAACCATCAGCAGAGGAGAATGTCTTGGATGTCTGGTTTGCACCATTGCTTGCGTTTACGATAATGTCCAGGTTTGCCTTTGGTACAATCAAAGGTGTCGTTACAGAGTCCGTTATGATTGGAATACCTGTAATAAGCACATCGTTGAGAGTTGTTCTTCTGAGGACGGATAGTGCGCTATCCCAAATCATCAGCTCGTCAGAGGACACAGGGGTTCTTCCTAGAACTATCTGTTCATGGATAGCACCAGGCTGAAGTTTTGCGTTAGTTACATGACCATTGAGATTGTCAGCAGTAACTTGCTGCAAAGGGACATATGGGGTTGTTACTGATAGTTGTGCCATTATTTTTGATTTCTATTGGTGTATCCTACGACAAGAGCATTGACTGTGGTAGAATGTATTGAGGGTCTTGAATTGGTTGTTATGAATTGTGCCTGCATGTATTGAGCGCACTTTCTGACAGGTAGTCTTAACAGGAAGTCTTCATCTGACTTCAGACCATATCTTACCAGCTGTGTCTCAACATCCGGATTGGTAGTTATGCTCTTGGTATATACTATACCACCACCTGGGGCATACATAGATGCCGATAGGCTAGAATATCTCTTTTCTCTGTTTGAGTCAAATCCGTAGCCTCTTGTTATCAAATTGCCTTGTATCTGTGCGGACTCAAAAGCTTCAGGCATTAGGTATGCACTAGGACTATCTAGAACAAACCAATCTTCATCTGCAGGTGGAAGTATAGGCAAACCTGTAGAAGCACCATATTCATCATAATCCTTTTCCTCCAAGAGGAAGATCCCTTTCACTCTGTCTATTGCAAAAAGCCTGCGCTTATTGCCTCTCTTTGATACAAAGAACTGATTTATACTGATCGAGGACGGATACACATCAACCGATTCCCAGGCTTTGTTTATGAAATTATAGACTAAAATAGCATTGTTTGTAGAGCTATTATCAAGAGGTACGGCAAGGTAATATCTGTTTTCCCAGTATATAGCTACTGACTTTTCAACATAGTTATAATTAATTCTATCTATAACATCGTTTATAGGTGCAGACAAAGGTTCGGCTAGAGAAAGCAAACGCATGCCCTCTGGCGTGTTGATACCGCCCTGAGAAGCCCCGGAAGGGTTAAGCATATACACTCCGTTGTCAGACAGGAACAAAATGCCTCCAGCAGCCGGCACGGCGGTATATCTGGCTATGCAACCTTTGTCAGAAGCAAGTGACTTGATGTAAGAATTGTCGTTTGTTGCATTATCATTGGCTGCATCAGCACCTACGCCAACAGCAACATAGAACACGGAATTCCGCATAAATACCACAAACTCATTCAAAGTCCATGGAGTTATTGAAACAAGATAATCGCTACTGCCATCGTTTATGCTAAACATGTCCAGCGAGGACCATGCGCTGTCTGCAAGGTAATGGCTTACCTTAAACGAATTCTGATCAGTTTGTACGACATGTCTATTGTTATAATATAATGCCTGCACGCTATTTGGATAGTTTGTATGAGTCGATACACCAGGAACCTGAACAGATCCTGCAACATACGAACCATTCCACCTCATCGTAGTCTTTAGGTATCCCCTGCATATGTAAACATAACCTATGCCTTGAGCCTGATACACATCGACAACATCAGACGATGTTATGACCTCACCAGCAGGATAGCTTATTGTAGCTACGGCAACGCCAGAGTCCTGGTCGTAAACAACAATTCTTGTGCCGTACACAAGTATAGCCTGCTCAGTACCATCGGCCTTTGTATAGGTACAAGCCCCATACATATCTCCATAAGACTGCAAGGCAGCATCTGTAATGCGCTTGCAGCCTTTTCGCAGGGTTGCTACCCCACGATCAAACCGGAAGTTCTGAGACTTGGAAACGAAGTTCTTTCCAAGATTCAGGGGGTTGTCCCTAGAGTTCAAGCCGATGAACCCTTGGTCACCATCGACTAGAAGCTCCCTAGCCGGCATTACTTCTTCAAGCTTTCCTCGATTTCCTTGATCTTAGCGACCTTGGAAGAGTTGGCATTCTTGATGCCAGAGTAAAAGCCGATCACAAAAGTAGCGGCAACAATAGTAAGAGAGAGTAGGAATATGAACATAAATTAAACTATAGGTACACCGCCATTATCACCATTCCACTTCACAGTAAAGGAATCTGTGGACAAGCTTGTGTAAGTAGATGTATCGTCAGATCCGGAAAGAGAAAAAGATGTGCCAGACCAAGTTGGAGTAAACTCGTATAAGTTGTTGGCAAAAAACTTAAAGTAAGAAGCTTTGTTTGCGCTGAAATATGGCGTTTCTGCAAGTATAGATCCAGACCAATTAGATCCATTCCAGGTCATGGAATTAATTATAGCAGCAAGAGCTATTGCGTATGTTTGGTTTTGGCTAAGACCACCGCCACCACCACCAGAAACAACAGCCCAAGATTGACTTTGCCGTGCATATTGCTGCCCATCATTAGGGGCTTCAGGAACATATCCGCTGATGCTAGCCCCTGCAGGAATCGTTACTGTTCCTGTAAAAGTAGGGCTAGCCTTAGGTGCGTAAGAAGTGCTTACCCATGTTTGGGTAGCAAGCGTACCGCTGTTTATTTCGTTGATCTTGGCTTGAGTTATCTCATTGCCAATCTCGACTACATTTGCCGGAAGATTCGGGCTGACTTGGACAGGCATATGGAAACTTGAGAGTTGTTTTTATTGACTTTTGTGTTTCTCATTAGACCATCGAGTAAGCAAGATGAACAGGGGTAGAGGTAGCTGAAGCAAACACTCTGATAGGTCCGTTATAGTTGTCTATCGTAAAGAAAGTGGCAGGCTGAATCACAAGACCGGTTGTGTCGGTAGGATTAAGGATGATCGTAACAGTAGCGGTAGCAGACTGATTCTGAATAATCGTGCTGATGCGCTTTTGGTTAGGACCAACAGCGGCAATCAATGTCTGAGCAGTACCACCAGTAAGTGCCGTGACAGTAGTCGTGGCATGAGTGAATTTCCTTAGGAAAGGAGAAGATGTGGAGATTATTGACATAAATTAGTAAGGTGTTTGGAATCTGAGTTTTGGCATTTGGCCTTGCTGTCTCAACAGCTTATCGACCTCAAGATCCATGGCTATGTTTGCGTCTTGTTCTGCTATTTGAGCTGCTTCAAACTGAAGCTCAGATCTCAGATTATCTGCAACAAAAGCCTTTGAAAGGTATGTGGCAAAGACATAGGGTATCTCTACCTTTTGCCAATATGTGGGATTAACAGTAGGGTTTTGTCCACCCAAGGCAACTGAAGGTGCTATACAGGTGTAAAAGTTACCATTATGAGGCCTGCCAACAACAGGAGTATAAGTGCCTGAATTAGATCCTGTGTCAAAATATATTTGAGAACCTGTATAGTAATTAAGCGTGCCATCGTAAAGAGTGCCGGTCAGGTCTGGCTTTTTGATTCTGTAACGAACCCAAACATCCGAAAGAGGCTCAACATTGAAGAGCATCTTAGTAGAACCATTGTCTTCATACAGATCGAATGGGATGCTTATGGACTTTGTTGTAACTCTTGGGTCGTTATTGTAGCAGTCAAACACTTCACCAGCGTCTGCCGGCAACGAAATGTATTGAGCGTTGTTGGCATCGAGAGCAATAGTGTACTTGGTGATCTTGATCAGATCAGGCCATTGCTGGGATTCCCATGCGGTGCGCAACCGCTGGTTCACGATATCACGAACCTGGGCAAAAGTCTCATCAGATATGTTGTATCTGTCCAATCCAGCAAGCTGGAGGGATTCAAATAGTATTGTGCTAAAATCCGATGTTCTCAAATCTTTTTGCCAAATTGATCGACAAACTCCTTGGCCCCGCCGACCAAGACACGCTTGCCGTAGTTAATGCCGCACTCAGGGTTATCCCTAAGGAATTCCTTCAGAAATTGTTCATCGGCCCAGCATTCATAACCAAGCCGATGCCCCCAGTAGTGGTAAGACTCTGGGGGAATGCTTGCGACCTTTCTGCCAAGTTTGCCTAAATCCTTGGCTTCAAGGTTGCGGTGAAAAGCACCAAGCTGTTTGGCTTGATGCCGAGCAGAGGCTTCCTGCATCCTCCACCCGGTCAGAAGCTCCCTTTCCACATCCTTGCGGATATGGCTAGGGATAACTTCTGCCAGGTGTTGGACCAGTTCGCTCACTTAGGCCGTGAGATCAAGCTTACCGAAAGCGAGGGGATTGTGGACCGCAAGAGCAGCCACAGCCTCGATAAGGCGAGCGGGACCAGCACCATAGTCCGGCAGTTCAGTCACCTGAGCGACATTACCACCATACTTGATCTCAACCTTGTCAAAGGGAATAAGGTAACCCTTATACTCGGTCATGAGGAAGACGGACGGATGGAGACGGACTCTGCCGAAATCGCCTTCAAACACATCGATGGACGAGATGTAGGAAGCCTGACCCTGTTCACGATTGAGGGTGCGGACAACCGAGGCAGCAGACGAATTAGCAGCGTTGGTTTCGACCTTGGTCGTGTAAGCGAGGTTCGTGAAGGCTCTCTTGACGGCAGTACCGACAAGGCCATCGACATCACGGAACTGACCGGTCTGGTTGAACATCGATGTCAGGACATCCTGAACAGCGGTTTCAGTCAGAACGCCAGCAGCGATCGAACCAGAGAGTCTGGAAGCGTCCGGAAGTCTCCATGTAGTCGGGATGGCGTAGAGCGTGTCATGACCATCACCAGAAACGGAGGCCTGGTTGGAAGCACCAGAGTGGGTCAGCCACTTGTCGAGACCTCTGGTGAGGTAGGGGACGGAAGCGGTTTCATCCTGAACGCCGGAGTTGCCGCAGAAGGTCTTTTCCATGTCACGCTTGAGCATCGTGATGCCCTTAGCGACATTGTTGGCAAGTTCGTCACGAACACCGGCAACATTGGCGATATCGAGCGTGAGCTTCGACACACGGACGGATCTACGGAAGATCTGAATGTTGTTCGACAGCTCGGCACGATACTGATTAGCACCATCCTTGACATAGTTGTCATAGGTGGACACATCAGTACCATCGATAGTACCTGTGGTGACCGGGGTCGGGAGCGAATCGACTTGCCAGCGGAAGTGAGTGTTGCCAGGCTTGGAACCCTTCTTCGCCATAGAGGTGAAGGGTGTTTCCTTGGCATCAACGAGGGAGATGAGGTCAGCAAGGTCTTCGCGCTTACCGCTGACGATGCTTCTTTCTGTGAGGAGGGCCATAGTAGTGTGTCTCTTTTTTTATAGGTTAGAGGATTGATTTGAGATAATCAGCAAGATCCTCGGATTTAGTGGTCTGCAAAAACCGCTGCTTGGATTCCTTCGCATTTAAATCTCGTTGCGAAAGATTAGCCGGAGCAGATGTTGACTTAGGAACTACAGGAGCTTTTACGACCTTTCCAGCTGTGTTGCCTTTGATCTTGGCCTCACGCTGGGTAAATCCTGCGATGTAATCACCAACTACGACCTTATAATCAGGGAATTTGGTAATCTCAGGGAACGCTTTGATGAAGTTGTCAGCAATATGTCGTTCTCTGGCTTCCTTTTTCTTCCACCAAGAGTACTCACTCTCGGCGTAGGTGTCCATCTTGACCTTTTCTGTGATGAAAGCTGCCTGTTGTGGCAAGTGTTCATCCAAGGCCTTGAGGGCATTCAGCTTGATTTCCCGGACCTGACTTGCGGAATATTCGGTTTCAGAACCATCCTGATTGGTGACAACGCACCCATCGGAGTTTTCTTCAGCCCAGTATCTGACCTTTCTGGCCTTTTCCATTTCATTCCTGATCTTGTCAGGAGAATCGAGATGGGCATAAGGGTTGTCTTTTCTGACGATTGGCAACGGCTGTTCAGCCGGCTTGTTCTTCAGATCTTCCAACTCGGACTTAAGACGCTCAATTTCGGCTTCGGCCTGTTTTCGCTTGGCTGTCAGCTTGTCAATGCGCTTCTTAACTCCCCTTGGTAGGTCTTCCGCTTGGTCTTCGTTTTGTTCTTCAGTCTGTGAAGGAACTTCTTCGCCATCTTCTGCCACAGGCTCCGATCCCTCGGAGTCGCTAGCTTCTTCATGGGCTTCCGCTTCATTATTATCATCCTCAGCGGTGGATGTATCTTGCGTGTCGCCTGCAAGATCCCCTCTAAGCATTTCTGCCAGAGACTCTGTTGTGAGAGGCGCGACTGCCTCATTCGTGGGGCTATTAGAGTCGATACCACTATTCGACTGTTCTTCTTGATTCATACGATAAGTTCGTAAGGGACTTTGTTTTTGTACAGGGAATGATCGGTCCCAGGGCCGTGTGCGTATACAAGTTCCGGAAACTCCTACCTGTCAATGCACCACATGATTCTAGTATAATTCAGCATCACTCATCCTTCTTGTCTAGTCTACCTAGACGAACAAAGGCTTCTTGACGCTCGCTTTTTAGAACGATTAGCAAATCTTGAATTGCTTCAGCTCTACCACATGCATGGGCTCTCTGGTCCGCAGGAATGTCGTACCTGATGGCATTGTTAACCTCAAGCTCAATGGCGTTTTCAAAGATAGTGGAAACTATATTCCATTCGCTGTCTTCAATCCTAGCCAACTCGTTGAGTTGGGACTTGTTCAGATGTTTGCTCTTCATTGTTGCATCGGGATTTGACCATTAACCATCTGAGTCTGCTCTTGAAGCTGCGGAGCGATAGGAGACACGCCTTGTCTGCCGATCTGCTTGTTCTTCTGCTGTTCAATAGACATCTGAAGGTTCTTGGTGTAGTTCTGGAAGATAAGGGCAAATGTCTGGTCCATTTGTGCAGCCTGCGCTGCCTTAGGATTGGACTGCATGACTTGCTGCATGATCTGCATCTTAGACTCAGCAGCCGGATCGTTTTCGACATATTGCGGCTCCATGCCAAGAAGCATGATTGCAAGGTCTGTCTTGACTTCCTTTTCCATCTTCTGGGTAGCAGAAGCCTGGTCGATGACGATTTCCTTAGCGATATCAGGAGAAATTGACTCACAGATCTTCATAATCAGTTTGTTTCTGTCAATAACGCCACCGCTATCAAGAGGAACGACAAACTGCGTTATAGCACTCAGCTTTTCGCTGACCCAGGCCGGGTTAAGTTCATTGACATCAAACGACACGGCAAAATCAAACTGATTTGCGATGTCGGATGACTTCTTGCTCAACTGGTAGTTGGTGATTCTCTCGATCTCTGCAGAGTCCATGTACTGCATAGAAAGTTGGAACATTTGCTGGTAGATTCTAGACCAAGTAGTAAGCCAGTTGTCCACCATGACTTGCTGCATCATTGCAGTCTTTTCCGGAGGGACATTAGGGTGCTGAAGGCCAAAATACTCAGCACAGTTCTGCTTAACTGTCTCAATGAGGTTGAAAGCCAACTGAGGGCTACCCTTTGGCGGTTCAAGAAACTGGTAGTCATCAGGAGTAGAGACAGGCAATTGCATGCCTGGACCGATAGACCCTATATAGCCGTTACGCTTCTTTACCTTAATCGGAGGAAGTGTTTCAAATGCAGTTCTATCACGGAGCGAATCATGCTGTGCCTTGATTTCCGCTTGATCAGTAACGACAAGTTCAGGTATTCCTCTAGATTCGCAGAATATCTTTCTGATGTGTTCACGCCGGTAAGGCACAAACGGATAATTACCATGTTCATAGTCTAGGCGTTCATGCTTTGCGCAAAGGTCGCTTCTGATGAACGGATTGAAGATCGTATAATAGATACAAGGCTTGCCGTCCTCGCCAATCTGTCTGGCGTAGGAATAGACTATTTCGATCAGGTTGTTGCCCCTGTACTGCTGGTTGGTGAGCAACGCTGCAGCCGGCACGATGTTAGGGTCGTTGTACCAAGTGTGATGACCGCTTGTCTGGATAACCTCCTCAACAAACTCCTTATCCCAGCCGTCATTCTCGATCATCGATCGGATCTCCACCTCATTCATGAAGACTCGTCTGAAGATAATTCTGGATCTTTCCAGTTCGATTGTTTCAGGCGGGAATGCGATTTCATCAAACGGCTTAAGTGCCGTGATGATCGGCAAGTTCTTCACAACCGAATCAAAGAAAACTGTAGCCTTGCCGGTCTCACGCATGTCCTTGATGAACTTCATGGTCTGGTATTCATCAATTGGAACGACAGACTGAATAAGACTAGCGTTGTAGCTATCCTTCTCCGGGTCCATGATATTCTGGCAGAAGTCCTTCAATGGGGTATTAGGGTCGTTCTGTTCTCCAGTTGCCTGGATCTCAGCCAGCTGCTCGATAGTAAGGGTTTCAGGTCTCTTGCCCAGCTGCTGATCCCAGCCGATATGCATGACGGACCAGCCGTATTGTTCTGCATATTGAGCGAGAAGGTGCGCCTCACGCTTAATCTCAAGGCCGAGCTTGTTGTCGATAATCCAAGTCATCAGCGTTGTGGCAGCACCAGCCATAGCAGCGTCATCGACAGTAATGCCGTTTACCTTTCTTCTGGCCTTTGTCCAAGCAGCCATCTTGATGGCAACAAGCTCGTTGATGATCTTATCAGCTAGACGAACCCTAACATCGGATGCACCATCAAAAGGAAGTGCCGGGTCTTGGTCCTGTCTGTAGTCCGTATGCTTTTTGCCGTCCTCGGTCTGGCCTTCCCATCTGCAAAGACGCATGTCATCGTTGGCATTCAGCTTGGCGATGTTGGCCCCATTGTACAGAGAGCGTTGAAGCTCATGTTGGAGCAATTTGATGTCAGGCTTGCCCTCGTTCAAGGCAAGCTTGTCTCTTTTAATTTTGTAGTCGTTTAGCATTTGTTTTAATGTGGTTTATGAGATCGTCCCTGAAGAAGCGGTGATGACCGCCCTTTGTTTTGTATGTCTTGAGGTCACCGCATCTTCTGAGCCTATCGAGATAGTTCTCGTCCAGGCCGCTGAACCTCCAAGCTTCTGATCTGGTAAGGAGCAGGGGAACTCCTTCCGTATCAATATGAATATCCACCTCTAGGTTTAAATGTTTGTCCATCGATGTAAATAGGGTCCATTACCGCAAGGTATCTGAGGCAATCAATAGGGTCTTTTGTTGCGCCCTTGTCTCCGTCTTGCCCGGTCCATTCCTTCATGCAATAGATGAGGTTTTCACACTTTTCTGATATAAACAACTTCGGTTGGTTCAGATAAGTGACAGGCTGGGACTGGTCATAGAAAAGCCAGTCATTTATGATAGATACGCCTTGATCTACATTAACGCCTGAGGCCGGTATGAAATCCAATGCGTTTTCGCCTTCCGCAAGCAAATCGATTACGGATATACCGCCTTCCATGGCTACTGCCTTTGTAGCACCGGCTCTTGGGTCGATGTATCGCTCAACGATTTCCTCATCGCCCTCAAGATCTTTGATCAATTGCTGAATCTCCGCAATACCCATGCCAGCTCCGTTACGCTGAGCTGATCCGGGCTTTCCATCGGCTTTATCGCTGGGTAAGGCCCATTCTCCAATGCTCTGGTCGGGCCATTCTCTGTATATGTATTTGTTTCCATCTTTGTCGGTTCTGTACCAAAGCATAAACCAGTTTCTGGATCCCGCAGGGTCACAAACCATGTAGTTAGTGCCTTTTTCAGGAATATCCTCAGGCTTTATGATGTGCGCCTCGCCAAATCGTGGGAATTGCGCACCGGCAAGCGATTCTGCCCATCCGTAGGCACGAATCTTAATCTCATATTTGTTTTTGCCGCTTAAAGCTTGGGAAAGCTGGTCGTAAGGGTTGTAGGGGTTGAAAATCGAGTGGAAGAAGATTATTCCAGCATCATTGGTCCTAGATCGGGCCATATACGGCATGCAACCAGGCTTGCACCCAGGCACATGAATTTCTCCCTTGGGAAGTAGGTTGGCTTCCTTGCTTTCTATGATTCTGGAGCCGGCAATGTAGTTTTTAACGACCTGGGAGAAGCCTGTAATGGGCGTAAAGGTCACGATCATCTTGCCTCGTCTTGTGATGATACGATATCTCAGCGTTTCCAGCCAGTCCAACGGCACAAGCTCATCGCACCACACCATATCCACCTCACCACCTTCAATCACATCACGCTTTTGGGCGTAATTCATGAAGAAGCATTGAGATCTGTTGGGGAGAACGAATGATCCGTCAGAAAAACCGTTTTTTTGGCTGTATTGTACATTCGTAATCTTGGATTTCTTCAAATTCTTATATTCAGACGGCAGATACTTGTAAATTATGTTCTGTTGCATCTGAATTGAAGACTTATCAGTTGTGTGCAAGCACCAGACCCTTGAATCTGGCTTTGAACACATCAATTGTACTATGCGTTTTGCGGCCCACTCGGTTTTGCCGGCTCGGTTGCCGCCCATAACAAGCACTTCTGTGCTTGTTTCAAGCATTTTATCGGCATCCTTCCAATGAAACGGCTCATATCCATGGCGATATGGGTCCAGTTTCTCTGCGAGTATCTTGTCTTCACGGAGCTGCAGGATCTCAGCGAGCTTATCTGCGCCATGGATCCGTGAAAGTTCATGCAACTCCTGCTCGGTGGGGGCCACCAAGACTGGATGCGGAGTTGGAACGAACTGTTTCAGTTACTTTTTTGCCTTACGCTTGACGCTGTAGGCAATTGCCAGGGCCTGCTTGACAGGCTTACCGACCCCAAGCTCTGCCTTGAGGTTGTTGGTAAAGGCATTCTTTGAAGAAGATTTCTTGAGAGGCATTAGCACATACCTCCCTTGTAGTTCTTCTTGGGGCCGGACTTGCTCTTCTTGTATTCGGCCTCGGTCTTCATCTTCTTTTCCATGCGTTCATAGGACTTGGACTCGCCGGCTTCATGTTTGTTGTTTTTCTTCATAGGAATAATTTGTCTAATGGATTTTCGTCATCGTCCTCTTCTTCTTCTTCAAGTTCAGGATCGATGATGGGCCAAAGATATTTAGAAACGGCCTTTCTTGGGGAACGGCTTACCTTTTTGGGAGCCATATTCCTTGTTTTTTGTGTCTTTGTAGGTCTTACCCATTGTTATTGAGAGCGTCTGACATCGTCAGCAGCGGAATAGTCGATAGGCTCTTGGCCTCTGGAGGCAGGCTTGCGGTTGACCATGTAGTTGCCGGTTCTTGCCTGCTGTTCAAGATAAGCTTGGTGGGCGGCGGCGGT